AATACATTTGTTGGCGATTTTTGTGGATATTTATCACGAGCATAAATTCTAATTTTATTAACACTAGTGTCTTTATATTCTTTTTGTAAACTAGTATATATTTTATATGAATCAATATCAAATGCATCTAACGTTCCATTATCAAATGTTGATTTATCAAATAACATTAATATTCTAGGAACATATATAGTATGAGTTTCTCTACTAAAGAATCTTATAAAACCCGTTTTAGTAACATCAGCTTCATCAGATTCAGAAAATTTTAAAAGGAATCCATAATTAGGTATAGTAACTCCTCCGCTACCACTTATCCATGTTTTAACTGCACCAGTAACATCCATATTAATATCAGTAGGACGTGTACTAAATGATTCTGAAATACCATCTCCGAAACCAGGTTGTGTAAAAAATGATTGGGAATAAAAACTAGAACTATATAGTCCTTCGCTTACTTGATACAACCAACTTCCACCTTTACCTGATCCAGATACATATAAAGAAGTTCCTGGTATATTATAATTTTGAGATCCAGATATCCATCCAGATCCAGATTTTGGAGTATTCCAACAAACGCCGTCTGTAACTGCAGGATTACTATTTTCAAATCCTGTGCCATTATTCCATTCATTTGCTACTAAATTTGCATCAATTGTATATGATGCTGGTAAATTTTTTGCATTAGTAGTATATAATTGCAACATAAATTTACATGAATCTAAATTTACAGAATATTTTTGTAATGCCGTAGTTATTTCGTTCATATCAAATTGAACTATAAATCGAGAATCTAAATAATTTTCACCAGACGTTGATAAACGTTTTCCAACTTCTAGTATTTCGTCGATGCCAGTATTATATGTAGGCAATGATTCATATAATGTTGCGTCAGCGGATGGATAAATAATTTTAAACATATATTACCTTAAAAATTTACTACTTTTCCTTTTATATCACGATTTAAATATTTTATCTCAAAAATAGCAGGATCAAGTGGAGGATATATTACTCCTTGTTTAGTAGCAGATGTTATATCATATACATTACCAGAATATCCTTGGGTAGTATCAAATTGATTTTTAAATGTTACTCCTACTACATTTTGAACACCAGGAACATTTCCTATTTCATTCATTACTTCTGTTTTAACAATTGGTTGATTTATTTGCCATCTATCAATATCAAAATATTTTTTCATTGCATCTACACAATTTAATAATACTTCATTTGAATTGTAATTATTTCTTATAATAATTTCAAAATCTAATGCTATATTAACTATTAATGCATCTTGTATATTTACAGCATCTGTTAATATTCTATAATATGACAAATAATTTTGTAAATTAGATTTTATTGCATCATTAAGTTGTGTTAATTGTTTCGATCCATTAAATCCTAATACATGTAAATTTAATGCTAATGGATTTGCAACTCTACTTGAAATAAATTTATTTTGAGATAATTGATCGTCTGGAACAATATATGCTTTTGATACACTACCAAATTTTGATGGCATTGCATAACATCTAATAATATAATCATCTTTTGTTACTAATCTATTCTGAGTTGCAAAATTAGACATTGCATTATTTTTTATGTCTTGTACTGTATCAGCACTTTTTCCTCCAGAAGCAGGATTAGGATTATTTACTGCTAAACTACTTTTTGCAAATCTAATCATACCAGCACTAGCAGTTGAATTTGGGTCATCATGATATTCTACAAATTCAATATCCGTTACTACATCAGATGTAATATTATCACTAACTCCCTTACCTGTTGTATAAGTAATTGTTAATGTTGTATTTGCAGGAGCTTGTCCATATGTTCTAGTATATAAAAAGTTTGAAGGATCTATATCAACATTAACTCCATGTCCCATTCCTTGTAATCCATTTCCTACATTTTTAGGATTTGGAATAATTTCTTCATCATTATTATCACTAATACCAGCGCCAAATTGTATTTCTAATGTATTATCACTACGCAATCTTGTAATAAATCTTTTTGCAGTTTTCTTTAATTTTAAAAGATATGGAGCTGAATCTCTATATTGAGCAAAATCAGGATCATTTTGTATTAAATTTGGAACTTCTTCAAAAACTGTGTCTTGTCCTAAATAAGGAACTTCCGTCCATACATCACCATCTGATTCAGTAATGCTAATAATATTAATAATATTAGTATCTGTTATAACAACTTTATCATATTGTTTAGGAGATGTAAAATTAAATGTTGCAGTTTTAACTGTACCAGACACTGCAGGAACTTGTTTTTTTAACAAGTAATACGTAGGTTCATTTGTAGATGAATCACTTTCATATACTGTTACTTCGGTTGGATTTATTGACGAAGAAGTTTCAAAATCTACTTCTGTTAATGTTCTAAATTCAACAGATCCATTATTTTGTTTAGCTCGTAAACCAGATTTAATTGATAATGCAAATGTATAATCTGGTCTATTATTAACTCCAGATCCAATTGCAGGTATTAATTGAAATACGTCTAATGTTACATATGAAGGAATAACATTTTTTGCATTATATCCTAAAGCTTTAGCTAAATCATATATATTTTTTCTTTCCGAAGCTTGTTCTAACAATGATTCTTTTAAATTATTATCAGCATAATAACTTAATACATCGCCAACATATGCAGCCATTTCCATAAACAACATTCCTGGTGAAGATTCATTAAAATCAGTGTAATCGTTTGGAAAATATTGTTTTGTAAAATCTATTAGATTTTTTCTAAATTGACCAAAATCTTTTCCTAAATATGATATATCTTTTGTTACTTCCATATAATCCTTATTCAATTCTTACAATGCCATTTTGATCTGCAAAAATTATTATAGTTTGTTCAGATCCAGTTCCAGTAACTGTAAATCCAATTGATATTTTTATTTCATGAGCGAGAGTATTATCATCTTCGAATGTAACTATATCTAATTTAGATATATCAATATATGGTAACCAAAAAGAAACTGCAGAAGTAATTGTATCTTCGATAAAGCTTTTTAATTCACTTGTTATTGGTTCAAATAATACATTTAATAAATCTGTGCCAAAATTTGGTTGTTCAAATCGTTCCCCTTTTCTTGTTAATAATAAACTTTTTATATTAGTTGAGGCTTGTTCGTTTGTTGTAAAGCTTTTACTAAAAATACCTTTACCGTTAAAAGGAAATTTAACTCCTATTGCGATATCTGGATTTTGAGTTATATCATTTGCTGCTACAATACGATATGCCATTTATACTACCTTTTCTTTTTATTATCAATTGCTTTCATTAATGCAGAATAGTCTCGGGTCATTACTTTCTGTATAGTAGGATCAACACTTAGTGTTTTTCCTGTTTCCGGATCAGCCATTACAGAAACTTGTTGTGTATTTCTTTGCATTCCAAAATTTTGAGCATTTGCTGAAGTCATGACTATATCTTCTGTCATTAAATTTTTATAATCAGCAGCTGATTTATTTTCTGTTAATCGTTCTGTTTCATTTAATATATCTGCAAATTTATTTTCTTTAAATGCAGTTTTTGATTTAGAAGATTTTATAGGACTTTCAGTAATACTTGTAATTGATTTTTGTGTAGACATATCATTAATTGTAGACTTTAGTCCTTCTTGTAATATTTCTGTTAATTCTTGTTTAATAACAGTTCTTATTTCTTCTTTTATAACTTTTCGTAAAACTTTAATAAATTTTGATTGTTCCATTTGTTCTTCTTTTTTTATAAATATTAACGTTAGTAATTTACGGGCGTTCCCCACCCTTTATTTGTTTTAGGTCCATATATATGTTTTCCGTTAGTATCAACATAATAATCTCCTACTTTGCCTAGATCTTCATTTGGAGGTACTATACCTTCATATGATTGAGCAGGTGCTTCTTGTAACGATGTTAGTAAACTTTGTTGTGATTCTACAAGATTATTAATAGTTTCTAAATGTTGTTTCATATCAGATACCGATACATTTTGTTGTGTATAAAATTCAGTACCTATTGTATAATCATCTTCACGACTTCCAGTAGATCCCCACCCAACACCATTTACATTATTATATCCTTCTCCTGACCATAACCATGTTCCTTTTCCGTCATTAAATGGAGATTTTGGAGTAGGAGGTAACCCGGCCGGTGATCCCAATTCTCCAGATCCAGATATTAATATCCATGAACCACCAGGATATCCAGGTATAGAATCACTATAATCTAAATTATTAAGAGCATTTTGAAGACCTGCAGTACCAGCTATATTTATATCATTTGCATTTTGATTACAAGCTTGGCCTATTATGTTTACAACAGGAACTAAACTAGAAATAAGTTCATTTAAGTTTGCATTTATTTTTGGAGCCAGCCCTTTAATTAATTTTTCAACTGCTGTGCCAGCATTTGCAATAGTTAAATTTTGAGCTAATATTAATTCTGGAATAATTACCATAGGAGCAGTTATTGGATTTAATAATTGAGCAGCTTTAATTGTATTTGCAATTCCAATAATAGTTTGAAGTCCTGATGTTATTTTATCAACAACTGGTATGATGTCTTGTAGTTTTGTTATTAATTTATTTACTTGTTCAATTCTTTTACGTAATGCTTCTATTCTAGGATCATCACATTTTATATCATCAGGTAACGCTACAGCTTCTTGAATTGCAATAGTTACATTAAATGTAATATTATCTAATAGTTTAGAAATTTGATTGTCTATTATAGACGTTAATTGATCTGGAATTATTGGTATTTTATTTATTGGTGGTGTTAACATGTTATTTATCTAAATAATGATTACTACTATTAATATTTCCTAATTTTTCACGTAATGTAAAAAGTTTATCTAATTGAATTGGAGTAGAAACTATACCAGCTGGTGTATATACCACGCCAGCAACTATTACATTTATTAACTCAGCTAAAATATTTTTTAATTCATCTCCTTTTACTAATGGATGTTTTGCTGATTCTGATCCTATTCTTAAATCTGGTGTATTTAATGTTATTCGATTTGGCGTATCTAATATAATAGAATCAGATTTAGCTCGTAATATAATTCTATTTGCATCACCAATTAATTGAGATGTATTAAAATCA